CAGCGTATCCTGTTCCACTTGTGTTAACTGTAGTTGTAGGCGCGACTTGTAAATCTTTAAATAATTTAAACTTTCCACTATCGTTAGCATCTCTAAAAAGACCAGCATACTTGTCTGTTCCTGATGTGTCATACAAACCGTAAAAACCAATATCTACTGAATCTGCTGCATCGTTTCCAGAGGCAAGAATAATAAGTGGGTCTTCTACAGAAAGCGTAGCAGTATTAACAGTTGTTGTAGAACCGTTAACTGTAAGATTACCTGTAAGCACAGTGTTACCACCTACATTAAGATCACTGGCTAGGGACACAACACCTGCAGAAGTTATCTCAAAATCACTAGTATCTGCTAAAGCCGTGCTTGAGTGTATCTTAAATTTCTCACTATCAGAGTCGTCAATACCTACAGTAAACAGAGTTGTGCCGCCCTGTTGAAATTGCGTAGTTACGTCACCGCTGCCAGCACCCACGTTAAGTTTGTAACCAGCTGAAGTAACCACACCGCTTGTTGTGTCATCACCGCTGTTAATGAGAAACGCATCGTCAACGTTAAGTGTGTTTGTAGCTAGTGTTATATTTGTACCAGCTACAAGTGCAGTCTTAGATATTGCAATTGCTGCATCTGAAGCCACACTGGCGTTTACTACAGCGTTAGCTGCTAGCTCGTCTGCACCTACCGCATCGTCAGCTAGCATTGCATTCTCTACTGCGCCGTTAGCGATAGTCACTGCACCGTTAGCAGCTATTGTTACGTCACCGGACAGTGCGACAGGATTGAAGTTGCTGCCGTCTGCAACGAGAACGTGTCCAGATGTATTCGTACCCATTGTAAGGTCGTCACCGGATATTGTTAGATCACCCGCTACAGTGACGTTACCTGCAAACGCTGCAGTAGAGTTAGCTACAGTAGCATTAGGCGTAAGCGTCAGATGCGTTACATACGTACCTGCACTATTGATGTCATTGCCAAGTGTAAACACACCTCCATCTGCAACGTTTAGTTTCCATTCGTCACCGGCATCATCACCTTCGTCAGCTGCTAGCGTAATCGCTAATGCGGCTCCTTCCGCTGCAGATATGCGAAGAGAATCGGTTGTGGCTTCATCGTATTGAATTAAAACATTAGAATCAGTACCAAAAATAATAGCTTCATTGTCAACCATCATTAGATCATCGCCGAACTTGAAGAAATCTTCATCTTCCATCCAAGTAAGAACACCATCATTTGTCTCACCATCGAAAGTTATAGCAATATCCGTTCCTGCCGTACCCAATCCAAATGTTAAAGAATGTCCACGTAATGCTGTTACGTTACCTCCGTTACCAGCTGTTCCATCATGGGTGTGTCCTGATGTGCCGAAAGCAGTAAGAAGAGTATCAAACTCATCATTTGTATCTGCCGCTGCAATCGTATCACCTGTTGTATAGGTGCTTGCTCTTGATGAATATCCTGCCATGTTACATTCTCGCTCCCGGTGTGAATTCTAATTCAAAACCTTTTAAGGTTATTGGTGGATTACTACTTGAATCTTCTAAACGTACAACTACAGTAAATCCACTTCCCTCTACTGATTGTCGTACAATAGGCATACCCTCTGCATCGTAAACTGCTGAACCGTAAAGTGTGCCACTGTCTCCATATACCGCTGCCGTATCAGCAGTAGTTAAATTGTACGAACTAGGTTGTGGTGTACCAGTATCCTCAAAGTCGTATTTAACAAATAAATTTACGTCTACTGCACCTTCAGGATCGTAGTTAACGTTAATACGTTGCATACTTTTACGTATACCTGCGTCACCCATTGTCAGATCAGGTGAACGGTAAATTGCTTTCATGGCTGTACCAGAGAATGTGTTTCCTGATTCTTGAAGATACACATATCCATCAAAGCCACCGTGTATGACTTTTTCTACTCCAGATACAAATCCAGAATCACAACAAGCCGGTTTGATACCTCGTATATCGCTGTACTCCCAACCTACTTGACCTGACGGATTAGATTTAAGTACGCCGATAATGCCCTTAGAAGACGATTCTGTTCCTCCCGTAGTAGGATAAAATAATCTGTATTGACTTTTGTTTCTGATAACTACAGAAGAGATATTGTTGAAACCGATACTGTTTACACGATCCTGTATCTGTTTTGAAACTGTTCCCAGTTCTACGTCACCGATACGTGCAGTACCAGCGATGGTGCGTAAACCGTCAGGTGCAAGAAAGATAACGTCACCACCTATCTCCTGAATACTGAAAGCATCTGAACAACCAACGTTACGAGAGATAGGAGCTATAGCAAAGTCAGACCTACTTGCTCCAGCCAATTTGTAAATACGATCTTCACAGAATATGATCAATTCACCACGGAAAGACTTCAAAGCTATGATTGTGCTATCGACGTTAAGTGAACCGGCACCGTTAGCTGTTGTGAAATCGTTTTCATCGCCTATAGCGGAAAAGATGATTGTGTTAGGTTCTGTACTCATTCCCGCATAGAACATATGGTTTTTAAAAGCTACCACCATACTAGGATCAGACGGTGCGGTGCCAAGACCCGCAAATGTAACAGACCCGCTACTTATCGTTCCTGTAGTTGCAACGGACATTGTGACTGTAGTTCCAGATATAGAAGATACTTTTGCACCTGAACCTATATTTGTACCACCAATATACATACCTTCCATGATACCAGCTGCGCTAGATACAGACAAAGATGTTGAGCTACTAGATGCAGAACCTGTAGTAGAGATAGTTGTGGCACCTTTAATGTCCATAACAGTAGTTCCGTTATACACACTTGGACTGTTAGCTCCGTCAGCAAATATCAGACGTTCTTCGTTAGTGCTAAAGTTATATTTTTCAAACCGATAACGTCCTGCGCTTGTGCGTCCTGAATCAATAGACGACCATGTGCTTCCAGTACCAAAATACACATTCGTACTCTGCGCGGCAACTACACCATTATTAAATATAGCCACGCCGAGAATAACATTAGACGATGCTCCGACCTGTGACGAAGAATACTTAGTTGTACCGCTTAATCTACGATATCCACCTTTGACAGAAGGTTCAAAGTTTTGCAGTATAGAGGCAGCACCGACAGGCATGGTATACACATCCCTATCTAGTACTAAACCACCTGACGTTGTAACAACATATGGTGATATGTACTCTGGTGCGGTAATGTCGGCCATTAAGTATTGACTCCAACAAAGTTACGAGTGTTGCCTGTGATACCTGCAGGATAGAAGTAGTTCTGATGATTAATCAGTTCTACACGCATACGCTTGATACCCTCTATGTAATCTTTCTCTGCCAGCTGTGCGCCAGCCATGTTCGCCCTCATCATGTACGCATAGTACTTTGCGCGATTAACGATGATGTCATGGAATCGAGCAGGAAGTGTGGGAAGATCGTTGTAAGAGGATAGATCGGTATGTGTTTTATAATAATCAAAAGAAATAGTATACGTACTCTTATCAGGTAAAGGACTTAAACCAAAGTTAGCATTGTCTTGTGTACGGTAAACATAGCGAGGCACAGAGAATTGAGTAGATGTAGTAGTGTTCAGATCAACCTCACTGTGTGTATCTAGCCACTCGTTATACGATAAGAAGACCAGACGTTGAGGCTGTGTGTTTTCTGTAACCTCTATGTTTTCTACGTCATAGTTGGCAGAGGCAGAATTAGCTAAACCAATATACGTGGTTGCAGCTGTAGCCGTAAACTTAGTAGTATTATACTCCCCATCGCCTACGTTGTCAATACTTAATGTTGTATTTGAGATTTGTGTTCCACCAGAAGAGGTTCCGATCTTTAACGTTATGTCTCCACCAAAGGTGCGTGTGCGTACAACGTACTCTGTGTTGATGACGGTGCTAACATCTTGTGTAATTTCAGCAGCATTTAGTCTTACTGCACCATCTCCTTTTGCTTTGGTATGAAATGGACTGCCTGACACTGTATCCCAATCACTCAGATTATTAGTAAACCCTCCGTTGGTAATTAGATTTTGAGGCGTCAACATAAAAGAATTAAAGTTAATTTTTCTGGCATCTGAAGGATAAGCATACAGACGTTTACCAGCAGTAGTAGATTGTTCTTTACTATTGTATAGGTATGCCCATTCTACCTCAGAGTTGTATATGTCGTGAATAGCTTTGTTGACCACATTCTTAACCATGGTCTGTACGCCTCTAGACGATCCGAAGTTAGATGAAGTAAGTTCTACTTCGTTAAGTTCGTTAAGAACACGATTAGTGAGTTGTAGGTATGTCGCCATGATTATCCCTTATACTTTGGTTTACGTACACTACCGCCGTTGGCGTACTTCTTTGTTACTTTTCCACCAGATTTAATTTTAACAGGAGTAGCTAATTGTCTTTCCGGTTTACCCGGTGTGACTGTATCCTTACGGGTTGGTTGTTTAGGAGCAAAAGAACTTATAACAGGTTGTACTGGTTTAGCAGGTTTTGATGTAGTTGTTGTCGTTGTCTTTATGGGTTTAAGTTTATTTGCTGCTTCTTGTTGTCTATTTAAAAACTGTGCGCGTTGTGCATCGAATAATGTTTGTGTTTTAGAACGATTTGGAGTTGCAGGTGTAAACGCTGATTTAGGAAGAACAGGAATTGTATTAGGAGTGGCAGGTTGTTTTTTTGGTTTAACAGGAGTGGCTAATCGTCTATATTTATCAAGAAAAGAACTGCCATAATTAGGGTCTTGTGAATAAAACTTTTGCATAGATTTAGTTACAGCAGCGTTTTGTCGTGCATTCATAAACGCATTGGAAACCATGTTAGCTGGATTGCCGTATCTTTTTTTATCCCTCATATACACTTTGTATGCAGAAGGATCGTTTTGTTTAGCCCACTTCTCATAAGCTTTATTTCTATTCATTACATGTTGTTGACTTGCTTGTTGTCTGCGTCTTTGTTCTACTAGGTATTTAGCGTACCTTGGATTGGTAGCAGCGTACTTACTGTGCATATCTCTTTCAAAAGCTTGAAGTCTACCTACATATTTGTTCATTGCAGGTAGAACATTCTTAAATTGCTTTCTTACCGCAGTATTACTACGTGTCTTTGCTTCGTTCATAAATGCTGAATATTCTCTAGAGGGACGCATTCCCCTACTTCTCTGCATCATAGAATGTTCTCTAGCTATTTTAGGATTAGCAGCAATAAGTTTGTTTCTAAAATCTATTTGAAATCTTTTAATTTCACTCAGTTGTTTTCTAAATGCTGCTTGTTCATTGCCAAGAGTGTTGCGAACAGCTTCAGCAACATAACGATTGGCTCCTCTAGTTATGAAGAAATCAGGAAAATTACGTAAATTTAGATCATGTCTACGATAAGCATCTTGCATAGCTTTATCGTATTCAGCATCTGTCATACCCGGTTTTCTAGGGATACGTATACTTGTCATTAGTTAATCCTTGTACTTAGCTACTCGTCCACCATAAGCGTAAGGTTTATTTTTCTTGATCATGCCACCACCTTTATAGTATTGCGGTATTTTCTTTTTCTTTGGTGCGGAGGTTTTCTTTGCTGACATGTCGGCTTTGCCCACCATGCCGCCAGATTGTTTAAGTTCTAAACCCAGAATACCTCTAGCTTCATTGATGTCACCTTCACTGGGTTTCTCAGGAATAGGCACACCTAAATAGTTTTTATAATTTTTCTTTCCTGTAGCATTTGCTAAAACTCGTCTAGCATAATTTTTTTCTTTTCTTTCTTCTGGTATCTTAGACTCAGACCATGTAGTTGAAGAAGAACTTTCAGGTTGAAAACCACCTATAGCTCGCTTGCGTTCCATCTTACTTCTCTCCCTTCTATGTAGCTGCAAAGACACGCACGTTAGCCGTGCTGCCAGATGAATTATAACATTCTATACGGTCAATTTTGTCTGAAGACCAATGTGTTTCCCATTGATCAATTTCAATACCGTGATTACTTTCATTAAACGTACCAGCCATGTTTCCCATATTACGGCTACCATCACTAGCTAGACAAAATGGAATTCCTGCAGCAAGTTTAACACAAAAACCATTCTGAATATTACTGTTTGAAAGGTCGCCACCCTCATTACAAACCAACTGCAATTCTACAGTCTGATCTGACTCTACCCACAAAAAGTCAAAGTCACCCAGCATATCATCACTCCAAATCTCTGTTAGAGTAGTGTTGGTAATAGAATAACGTTTATCAAAGTAATGTGTAATCGTTATCGAATCAGTAGCCGTGGTGCTTCCACCAGTGATGGTATGCGTATCATCATCATCTATGTCTACTGTAAAGTGTGTAGTCAGACTAAGAGTAGCCATTGTTATTTACTCCATTCTTTCTTTAGATAGTTTTGAACCAGATTAACCTTTGTAAACGTAGTTGTATCAGATGCAGCGGCCTGTCCTATTTGAAACAGATTATACAATATGAATGATTGTTCGTATGA